AGCCTTTGCTTCAAGGACAATATTACCGCCATCATCATCATCTACGTTTGAGCGTATGTAAATATTGCCTGTATTATTATCTATGTAGCTGTGAGTTGCGTTATGATAAATCTGTAGGTCAGACCCAGCACCAAACATTGCTTTAGCATTGTCAGGAAACAAAATATCATCAGTACCTGTAGGTACAGTAAACACCACAGCATCTGCGTCATTCTTCAGTGTAATATCTGAGGTAGAACCCTGCCCTGTAAGGATCAAGCCCTCTGCTGCAGTGTAACCAATAGCAGCATTATCACCAGCCGCCGTGTCACCAGCAGGTTCTACTGTGCCTGTAGCAATCACGTTGCCTGCTACTGATACGCCACCAGATGCTGTAGATAGTTTTGATGTACCGTTATGAAAAAGTTGGACATCACCATCATCGTTTCCACTTACCATTACGTTTGAATATTGTTTTGATTTTATGGAAAAAGAGTTACTTGCTTGAATTATAAGACTGCCCGTACCTGAATCATCAATGTAACTATTAGACCCATCGTGATAAATTTGTAGGTCAGACCCAGCACCAAACATTGCTTTAGCATTATCAGGAAATAGAATATCGTCAGTACCTGTAGGTACAGTAAATACCACAGCATCAGCATCGTTTTTTAATGTAATATCAGAAGTACTGCCTTGACCAGTAAGGATTAAACCTTCAGCAGCCGTGTAACCAATAGCAGCATTATCACCTGCTGCAGTGTCACCATCTGGCTCAAAGGTAGCTGCTGTGGCTACACCTGTAACATCAACAGATGCTAGTACAGAGTTACCTGCAACAGTAAGAGTAGATGACATATCAACAGCACCGTCAATATCTACCACATCAAGATTAGCTGTACCCTCTACGTCTAAGTCTGTACCAACAAACAACTTCTTAGCTACACCAACACCACCGTCAACAATCAAAGCACCTGAAGTTGAGCTAGTTGAGTCAGTAACAAGGTTTAAATTGACAACACCACTTGTATCAAGAGTTGTTACAGTTGCAGCAGCAGCAGTGCCAGAACCAAGAATACCATCTAATGTACCAGTAAATCCAGTAGCTGTTATTTGATCAGTTGCAGTAATACCATCAACAAACAAATTAGCCCAACGAACACTGGTTGTACCAAGATCATCAGTACTGTCTGTGTCAGAAACAATGTTTGAACCACTTGTGATTCCACCAGTTGCTACCTGTGTAGCTGTAGTAGTCAACACACCAGTAACTAAGGCAGTAGTAGCCATATTTACTGCACCATCAATGTCCACTATATCAAGGTTAGCTGTACCAGCTACATCAATATCACCACTAATGTCTAACTCAGTACCTATTAATGTTTGTGTAAGAGTAACCTGCCCATTAGAAGCAATAGTAATAGCATCTACATCAGATGCAGAACCAATGGTCTTACCGTCACCAATAATAATGTCATCAGTAAATGTAGCAATGCCAGTTACACCCAAAGTCCCAGCTACAGTAGCATTAACATCAACGTCTAGTGTGTCTATGTGTGCTGTACCATCCAAGTACAAGTCACGCCATTCTTGACTAGCTGAACCTAAATCGTATGTATCATCTGTGTTAGGAATAATACTAGAGTTTACGTCAGCACCAAACACAACATTGTCAGTGGCTGCATCACCCATTGTAATTGTACCACCATTAAAGGTAGTAGTACCAGTTACTGTAAGATTACCACCAACACCTAAGTTACCTGATATATCAGCAGCACCATTAATATCTATAGTAGTAGCAGCAATCTGTACTTCTGTGTCTGCTACAATGTCAAGCTGACCGTCAACACTAGAATTAAGATAGATGCCAGTATCACGAAACTGAATCTTTTCTGTTGACGCAATAAGTAAATCATCAGAAAACTCAAAGTAATCCTCATCCTCCATCCACTTTAATACACCATCATTACTCTCACCATCAAAGGTTACTGTAATGTCTGTACCTGCAGTAGCATTACCTATTGTAATTGATGTACCTAACAGAGATGTAATAGGTCCACCTTCTGCTGTAGTACCGTCATGTGTGTGTCCTGTACTTGCAGCAAATGCAGCTAGAAGCTGGTCAAATTCATCATTAGTGTGATCTGCCGTAATGGTATCGCCATCTGCGTATGTTGACTGTCTTGTATATGTAGCACCCATTTAACGTCTTGCTCCTAATTGATATTCTAACTGAAACCCTTTAAGTGAGTAGGGGTTGGTTACTCCGTCATCTTCTACTTTTAATGTTACAGAAAAACCTGAACCTTCTACAGACTGTCTTACAAGTGGTTCTGCTCCACCACCATAAAGAAATTGAGTTGTGCTAGAAGTTGTACTATATACTGCACTACCGTATGCAGCAGCTAATTGGCTGGTATCAAATGGATATACAGCAGGTCTTGCAGAATTTCTATCTTCGTTATCATAACGTACAAACAAGTCAGCGTCAATAGTGCCTTCTGGTTTATAGTTAATAATAACACGTTGCATGTGCTTACGGATACCGGGATCACCAAAAGCCATATCAGGACTTTTGTATTTACCTTCTATAGTAGTTCCATCAAAAGTATTACCAGCTTCTTGTCTTTGTATAAATCCATTAACGTCACCATGTAATACAAAAACGTCACCCGCTATAATGTGAGTATCAGTACAGGTTGTTTGTAAGCCAAGTATTTCTGAAAACTCAAATGCTTCTTTTTTCAATACACATATAGCACCCTTTGAAAGAATAGCATTCTGACCATCTTTATTAAAAAATATTCTATACTGTGTCTTGTCTGGGATAACTACACTGTCAAAAGCTGCAGCGTCACTAATGTTTTCATCAAATACGGATTGAATATTTTTACTAATAGTACCAAGCTCTGTATCACCAATACGTGCAGTCGCAGCAACAGTACGCAATCCATCAGGACCAAGGAAGATTAAGTCACCTGCAAATTCTTGTACGGTAAAGCTATTAATGCAACCAATGTTTCTTGTTACAGGCTGTACAGCAAAGTCACTTAGTGATGATCCTGTAAGTTTAAATATTCTATTCTCACAAAAAATAAACAAACTGTCACGAAAGACTTTTAGTGCAACTACTGTATCATCAACTTTAATGCTACCTGCACCATCACTTGCATTAAAACCATCCTCATCAAAAGGCTCACTAAAAACTATCTCTTGTGGAGTAGTAGACTTACCTGCATAAAACATATGGTTTCTATATGCTGCTACAACAGTAGAACCTGCTACTGCACTTGCACTAACATCAGATGCAGTTATAGAGGTATTAAATATTACAGGGGCATTAGCCCCATCTACACAAATAAGTTTTTCATTGCCATCAAAGTTGTATCTTTCAAAGTGATACTTTGTTGCGTTAGTTCTACCTGTGTCTCTCTCTGTCCAAGCCTCAGATAATACATCACCTTTTATGTGTGCTGCAGCAGTAGTGCTTGAGGTTGCCCTAGTTACACCTGTAAAAGCTGTAGCTGATATACCTGTGTAAGTAAATATTTCTGAGTTAATTTGAATTGTACCACTAGAAGAAAAACCTGTAGTAGACTTTACTGTGATACTACCAGCACCTGTCATGCCTGTACTAGATGCAATAGCAATGTTTACTTCAGTAGAAGCAGCACTAAATATTTTCTCACCCCTAGCAGCTATTACTTTATCTGCAAAGTTTACAACCATTAAAGGTTTCTCAGAAGTATTACTTGTTGTAGGAATAGCTTGATTGACAAACTTACGGTAACCATCAATCCTACGATAACCACCTTGAATGTCAGGCTCAAAATTTAATAGCTCTGTAGCTTCTCCCGGTTGCATAATAAAACTAGAACGGTTAAGTATTAAACCGCCCTCACAGTTAAATGCTACTGGTTGTGTCTGTGAATTATCTGGCATTAACTAACACCTGCCATAAAGGCACTAGAGCCTCTTGACCTAACTATCATTGTAGACCTTACATAGTCATACTTGTTAATAAGTAAACTCTGCATGTTTTTAATACCCTGCTCAAACCTAGAAAAGTTTAATTGATATTGTTGCGTTTCACCCCTGTACTGATAAACAAAAGAAGTGGCTCCATCTATAATTACAGGAGCAAACCTCTCAGGAATAGTGGTTGTATCTCCATGAGCAGATAAATCAGAAGGAAAAGTATAATAATCAAATGTTAAAGTATACTCTTTATCAGGGAAAGGGTATATTAAATAGTTATTATCAGGTGTACGTACAATATTTCTAGGTACACCTCCGTTATCAAACTGTGCCACAAACACACCATCTGCATGTAGGGCAGCAGTAGTACTGTTTGCACCACGTGTACATCCTGTAAGATCATTGCCCGATATAGCTGTATAAGTAATTTGCTCACTACCAATATATATTGTCCCTGAAGCATCAAACCCTGTGGTAGAAGTGAGCGTCAAAGTTTCAACAGAACTAGAGTGAGAGCCATTTAAAGTAGTAGAGTTTATTTCATCTTCTTGATTAGCATATTCATTTTGTATGTATTCATTATAGTTTAAAATACCAAGATTGCTACCAGAGCAATCAAGTGTAGTACTTTTTTTAATTCTAACTGTGTTGTAGTCTACAGATTTAGTGCTTGTAGGCAAGGTATATCTAACTTTTCCCGGAACTAATGATTCTGTATTAGTAGCGTGATTAAAAGAATATCCAAACTCACGCTGGTTAATGTATCGTATTGCTTCATTAACTGCGTTCTTACATTGTATCTGTACACCCCTAGCACTTGTAAAGTTACTAGAAGTTAGCTCCACTTCGTTCATACGTGTAATA